AGCTGTTGTGGCTAACACTCGTAAGATGAGAGCCCTTTGGACTCTTGAGGCTTCTCAAGACCTTAAGGCTTATCACAACCTTGACCTTGAGCGTGAGCTTACTGACCTTCTTTCGAAGGAACTTCAGCTTGAGATCGACCGTGAACTCATTGAAGACCTTCGCATGATTGCTTATGGTTTCCACGGAGTTTCGGGTGCCCTTGGTGGTGGTGCGAACCAAAACCTTATGGATGCTAGTTACATCAGTATGGGTGGCACTACCGAAGGTGGTGCGTTCCCTGGTCTTGATGGTAACGATGCGAATGCAGGTACTTTCATGCCAGCCCAATTCACCTATGATTTCAATGGTGCAGAAGGTACTGGTACTTCTACCGCTCTTGGGGCACACAGCCCTGAGTCGAATGTTTTCGTTGTGGACTTCAGCCAGGATACACTTAACCTCTACCCCCGCCATGTTGGCGAGGTGTATGCTAACTTGCTTGCAGTCATCAACCTTGCTTCGCAAGACATTTACCGCACGACCATGCGTGGTCCTGGTAACTGGCTGCTGACCTCTCCGCTTATCTGCTCTCTGATGGAGAGTGCTTCTAAGCTTGAGGGTGGTATTCTGCCTAACGATGGTCCTACCAACATTGGTAAGAACTCCATCGAGTATAAGGGCAAGTTTATGGGTCGCTATGACCTTTATGTTGATCCTATGTTCCCCCAAGACGAGATCTTGATGGGCTATAAAGGTCAGAACGCTATGGATGCTGGTTTTGTGTACGCTCCGTACATTCCTCTCCAGCAACTCCCAACTATTGTTGATCCCGAGTCCTTCCAGCCTCGGAAAGGGATCCTTACCCGCTACGGTAAGGTGCAGATTGAACCATACAACCGATTCTATAGAGTGATTCGAATTGTTGGTCCGACCACTAACTTCCTCTTCAGCCCGTTCTCTAGGAACACGGCCATTAATGGGACTTCTCTTCCTGCTGGCTAATTAGTTAGGAAGTAAAAAGAAATAGGGGGACCAGAGGAAATTTTGTCCTCTGGTCCCCTTTCTTTCTCTATATACAATGAGGGTTATATGTATAATTATCGAAGCAAATGCCGATGGAATATGCTTCTTCATATAGATGGAGAAGTAGTTGAGATCAGGCCAGGAGAATTATTTAAATCTAAGAAGCAAGTTACTTCTCGTTATTTAGATTTAATAGTTAAGAAAAAAAAGACGGGACCGAAACCTAAAGAAACTAAAACCATATTTGAGGATAAAATAAATGGCAGCAGCACCGAGAGTTGATCCTAAAATACTAGGATACGGAGATACCTTTGGAGCCTATGGGGGAAACCTCTTAGGCGAAACAGATATCTGGTCTACTGCTATAGACAGTGCTAAACTTAATAAAGGTACTTTAGGAGAACCTGTAGAGTTATCAGTTTTTGAAGAAACGATTAGAGATTTCATCTTAGCTCGTTTAGGTCATCCAGTAGTTCGGGTAGAACTAACAGATTTTCAAATGAAGACTGCGATTGACGAAGCTATTACGCAGCTTGATTATCATGCTCCTTTTTGGACTACGCAGGTTGCCGTCTTCCAATGCCAGCCAGGACAGAACAGATATCTTCTGCCTCTTCACATAGCAAATAATTTAAGTTATGTTGCTTATAAGAAATCATTACTCAGTATTCAAGGTATGGCTGGGACACTAGAGTTTGATTTCTTTATCAAATACTTCCAAGACAACTTCTTGTTTAGTAACTTTGCTGTATCAGACTTTTATCTAATGCAATCTAACCTAGAGATGATTAGAAAGATTCTAAGCCAGGAAGGTTCTTGGGACATTATTAATGGGAATGTATTACAAATATATCCTATTCCTGTTGATAATACACAACAGGTTGTATTAGTTTATCGTGCTTTAGACGCTAACACTTTACATCCTTATTATAGAAATTGGATTCAGCGATATGCCTTAGCTACTTCCAAAGAAATTCTAGGAACCATTAGAGGCAAGTACAAAACTCTTCCATCTCCTGGAGGAGGGGCACAGTTGAATGGGACCGAGCTTATGCAACAAAGCCAACAAGAAAGAGAAAAACTTAAAGAAGAACTTCTTTACGAGATTGAAGAACCTCCTGTGTTCACTACCTATTAGGATTTTATTATGAAAAAGAAAGATTATCGTTCATTAGCATATGCGTTAGCCCAAGCAGTGGGTTTAGTGGAAGAAGATGAGCCCACAAAGAAGGAAGCTAAGAAAGCAGTAAAAGATGTAAAGGGTACTCCTGTCGAAGGTGAAACCAAAAAGGAAACTATTGAGTTTGAACAAGGTCTTGCTAAGAAAACTCCTAAGAAGAAATACTTCGGAGGAGCTACAAGACCAGAAGATGTAGACACTAAGGCTGCTATCAAGTCCCATAGTGATTCTATCAAAGCAGCAGGACAAGCAGCGGTTAAGAAAGCTCAAGCAAGAAGAGATGCTGAGGACAAAGCAGCGGAAAGAGCAGAAAATCAGTCTACTGAACTCTTTACTAGGGATCCCCGTGTTGATGAGATTATAGGAGATATACTTGGTGCAGCAGGAAAGGTAACAAAAACCGTGGTAGGTGCAGGAGGAAAGGTAGTAGGTGCAGGAGCTAAAGTTGGTGGTAAGTTAGTTGGAACCGCAGCAAAAATTCCTGGGGATGTAGCAGGTGCAATAACACCAAAGAAAAAAGCGGTTCTTGCTCATACTGAGTATAAAAAATTAGGTTATTTTATTGCTGAATTTCTTTCTGGTATGGTTTCTGATGTTAAAGGAGCCGCAGAAGGGATTAAAAGTATGTCCCCAGCAGCTAAAGCAGCTAAAGCAGCTAAAGAAACAGCTAAGAAAGGATTAGGTGCTGTTACTGGTACAGTTGGAGCAGCAGGAAAAGCTGTTGGAGATGTAGCCAAGGGAGCAGGAGAAGGTTTAGGTGGTGCAGGTGGTACTAAAGAGAAGAAGACCGTTGTGGTGGCTCACACAGAGTACCCTGAGAGCGGCTCTATGGTGTCCGAGTACGCTATGTTGGCAGGAACCGCAGTCCGAGCCCTTGGGGGCACTGCGCTCCGTAGAGGAGCAGTAGCAGGGGGCAGAAAGGCTGCTGTGGGAGGCACAGGTAGAAAGGTTGCCGCAGGAGCTAGGAAGCTTGGCAAAAACCCAGAGGCTATGGAGAAAATTGCCCAAGGAGCAGAAGCAGGAGTGGAAGCACTTCAAAGAAGAAAGGCTAATAAATTAGCTGCTGAAGCACAACCAGAACCCACCGAAGACTCTACTCAGTATAACAATGCTTATGTTAGAAAGCTAATGGAAGCTGAAAAAGAGAAATCTACAAGCCATCCCTCCTCTACTCAATCTAGGCTGAAAAAGGAATTAGGATCAAAGGCATATGAGAAGTTAAGCTCTCGACCTAACGATCCCTCCCCAGTTGAAGCAGCAAGGGCTAAAAGAAAAGGAGTTTCAGAGGCTATGGCTGGCGAAGGAGCCACAGCGCAGGAACGAAAGGCAGATAGAGAGAGGGCTGAGAAAGATCGTATTACGAGAAGAGAGGCCAAGAAAGCAGCAGAAACAAAGACATTACCTACTGATGATGCAGCAGCAGGGTTGATGGGCCTGTCGATCAGGAAGCCAAAACCAGTGAAGGATTGGACCGAGTACCACAGATTAGGTAAGGTGTTCCTGGAGTGGGAAGCTGGTCCAATCGCAAAGAGGATAGCAAGCCAAAGCCCCGCAGGAGCGGAAGGTAGAATGTCCGATACTAAAGGAAAGAAGATCTCACCTGACCCTGTAGCTGACAGAGAGACAAAGAAAACTGCGGCGAATGTTGATAAGAAACTTTCTGATTTAGCATCCCCCAAGGACAAAGAAGGGAACATCGTTAAAGGAAAAGAGAAAAAAGTTAAAGCTAATCTCAAAGTTAAAGATGTTGTTCAAGGTGGTATGAACCGAAGAAGAGCAGCCGCTAAAGCTGGGAAATCTGTGGAAGGTTCTCCTGCGATCCCCCCCGAAACTAGAGAACAGGCCCGAGTAGATGCCCTGGAAGACAAGAGAAGAAGGATGGCCCCTGGAGACAAGTAATTGGCAAAGAAGAACTACAAAGTAACGACCAGATTACCAGAGCTTCCTGATCTTGATGGTGAAGAAAGTCTTCTTAATCTATTTGATCAGAACAACGCTGACATAAATCTTTTCAATTTGGTTGACGATGAGTTAATTCGTCTAGGAGGTTCTAAGTTTTACTTCTATAAGTATAATCAAGGACAAGAACAGTACGACGATGTTTACTTAGAGGCTAGAGATAAGCCTATTTCTAAGAATGCTCTTATGGTTCATGGACATTATGACCCTATTGCCATGAGCGAAGAACTTACTCAGTTCGGTATTGAGCTAACTAATGATCAACTGTTTACTTTTAATAAGAGCTACATTGAGCGAAAGCTTGGTAGATCTGTGATAGCTGGGGATGTAGTTAAGCCTGTTTTCCAGGATCAAAGGTATGAAATTTTTGAGGTGGTGGAGGATAGTTTTGAAGCCTACGGTGTTTACCATTTAGTTTGCTCTGCTAGACTCCTCCGTGATGCTCCTGATGTTCAGGA